TATTTTCTAATATTTCAAAAGTTTTCTAGAAATTTCTAAATAATTTCAGATATGTACTCAAATTTCAAAATAGGATTTTTAAGATTTTTTGGTTTGAATTCTAGGAGGCTATAGAGAGGCCTCTTAAGGCATGCCTTCAGCATGGGCGACCCTTTAAGAGATTCTAGAGAAACCAAGATATTTATAAAAATGAAAAGAATAATTTGAGTACATAACTTTATTTATTTAGAAATTTATAAAAAACTTTAGAAAAATTAGAAATATCAGAGATATGTACTCAAAATTCAAAATAGGATTTTTAAGATTTTTTGGTTTGAATTCTAGGAGGCTATAGAGAGGCCTCTTAAGGCATGCCTTCAGCATGGGCGACCCTTTAAGAGATTCTAGAGAAACCAAGATATTTATAAAAATGAAAAGAATAATTTGAGTACATAACTTTATTTATTTAGAAATTTATAAAAAACTTTTGAAATTTTAGAAATATCAGAGATATGTACTCAAATTCTAAAATAGGATTTTTAAGATTTTTTGGTTTGAATTCTAGGAGGCTATAGAGAGGCCTCTTAAGGCATGCCATAGGCATGAGCGACCCTTTGAGGGATTTTAGAGAAGCCAAGATATTTATAAAAATGAATAGAATAATTTGAGTAGCATAGCGTATTACTTTATTTATTTAGAAATTTATAAAAAACTTTAGAAAAATTAGAAATATCAGAGATATACGCTGTGCTACTCAAATTCTAAAATAGGATTTTTAAGATTTTTTGGTTTGAATTCTAGGAGGCTATAGAGAGGCCTCTTAAGGCATGCCTTCAGCATGAGCGACCCTTTAAGGGATTCAAAAGAGAAGCCAAGATATTTATAAAAATGAAAAGAATAATCTTTAGGCTTCTCTTAGGCAATATTAAGTATCTCTATATACAAACATAAAAATATATACAAAACAATTATAATATTATAAATTTAATATACAACTATATAAATGATCGATAAATTATACTTTCTTAAATACACACCAACGGTTAAAGAAACTAAATTGTTTAAGTTCTTCCTCTTTATCTAGATCATTAATAATATTATATATATTATTCTTTTTAACTTTGACATCTAAATATTTAGACTTAATTTTATTAAAAGTTTGCGAAAATAATTCACTATCAACTAACTCAAGATTATATTCCTTACATTTTCTTTCAAGAACATCCAAATTTACAATGAATTCAGGAATAAATTTTTTAGTAGCCTCAATATAAACATCAACCTTCTTTTTAAAATCTGTTTCAATGTCCTTATCATATCTTCTAATAATTGCCCACAAAGGAACACCCTTATCCTCTCTATATTTATTTAGTTTTTTGCGTCCTTCTACCATATCCCCTCCATTAGCATTTATAGAATCAACTACACTTTTGCCATCCATAAATGTACATACAAATTCCCCACCCTTTTTCAACATAGTGCTAACATTGCTTAAAAACCCATTTATTTTTTCTTCGGTTTCAAAGAAATAGTGAATAGCAAACATACAAGAACATACATCAAAACCATTAGCACCTTTCCCAACAATATTTTTATAGTGATTTGGGACATTTGCTATCTTTTTATTTAAAACCAATTGTATAATATTTGCACTTTCTTCATCGTCTATAGATAATGAACAATCCCCGTTAATTATAGATTTACCACAATCTCCAGCAGCATATACTATATCAGGAAATCGCAAAGGATACCTTTTATAATTATTTTTAAAATATTCACATCGTTTATTAATAAGTCTACTATATGCCCCAGAATCCGTATTATATATTCCGTGCTTAACATAATCAATCCCGAGTACAAATTTATAATCATTATTTACCCATCTGTTCATATCTCCTCCTTCGCCGCACGCCAATTCTAATAAACCTCCTTTATTTTTTCGCTGAGCATATAACATATTTTTAATACAAATATTATGAAACTGTTGCATGTTTACAGATAACAATTCATCTCTGTTAATTTTTCGAGAATAATATATATCGTCGGCCTGTAATAATTCATTATTTATATCCATTTTTATTATAGGAGTTTTGCCACGAATAATACTTTCGGTTACAGGATTGTGAATAGAACCCCATATATTTATAGCAACCGAATAATCATTCGCAGTTTTTGAAATTTCGCCCATATTATAAATTCTCATTTTATCTTCACGCAAACGCATAGGAATCCATCGCATTGAAGGATTTATAGTTTCATCTAATAAATATCTGTATTCAATAATTTTATCACCATCAATTAATTCGCCGCTTTCACAACGTGCTTCATCACGCGAATTCAATTTAATATAAGATTTTTCTATACCAACTGAATAATATTTTTCGGGTTTAAATAGTTTTAGAGTATATTTATAACTTATATTTTTGTCTCTATATTCCTTATCATACATTTCACGCAAAGCATCATTTATATTATATTTTCCATATTGTTTTGAATTATATCCAACCATTAGAGATATCTCTCTATATTTCTCTCCTTCTATCATAATAATGTTTCCAAATTTTGCAAAGAAATCGATTGAGTTTTGTTCAGGTGGTTTCCATTTAAACACTCTATCCCATTTAAGATTTCTTGTTATCTCTACAGGTTTATTGCTATAATAAGATAACAATGCTAATTTTGCTGGAGTAAATATTAAACCATCTATGCTATAAGAATATTTCGACACATTTTTTAATATATTATCACAATCTTTTAATATATTCTTGCTATATATGTGTTCCTTTACTATATAATTAATTGAATTTTCTCCATCGCGTGATTTAATATATTTTTTAGTATTTACTAAATATTTATATCGGCTATCTTCTTTGGCTTCATCTTCGATTAATGGAAGACTAGTAATTCTATTGCCACCATAATAATACATATCAAAAGCGGCAAATAATCCCATATTAGATTTATCTGTCCTTTTATCGCAAGAAATATATTCGCCGTCAATAAGTGAATTATATAGTTCTTTTGTAGAATGGAGACCTGTATCAAATACCTTATATGTATTATCTATTAGATATACATTTCCTATATCATCTATGAACATCAGCAAACGTTCTCCGTCTGCTTTTTCTGTTACAGTATATTCTGATAATATACTGATCCCTGTATATTCATCAGGTTCTAGAATATTAAATTTTTCTAAAGTTATAGGTTTAGGAGTTAATAATACGGGTTTATCAGATTCTGATTTTTTATTATTCCCTACATTAACATCTTTAGCACAATATGTATTTTTATTATAACGCACACTAATATCTTTAGAAACTAGACCAGAATATTTTACAACAATATCATTCTGTTGTTTTTTAGATATTATGAAAGGTGATAGATATAGTGCTTGTTCCATTTTAATCAAACTCTGTAATATAATATCTTTGGAAGCATTTGTTATATCTATAAAAAACTCATATTTTTGCGAAGATTTAATAATCTTAGATTTTACTATATTATTGTGTAATTCGTCAAGTCCCGCATCTTCAAAATCGTATTTATTACATTTACAAATATTCACAATAAAACGGACATTAGTTTTCTTATCTGTATAAATTATACGCTTATTAATTTTAAAGAATTTTTTCTTATCATCCCAATTATCAGGAATATTCTCCTTACTCATTGATTTTTTTACAGTTGATTTAAACAATAAGTTTGAATTAAATAAATTATCATAAATATTTTTTAAAAGAATCTTATATTTATAAAATGATACATCCTTATCTTTGTAATTTATATATGTTGGATTATGCGAATATTTCGATATATTGCTACTGTCGCATATTTCTAATATAATGTCTTCGGTTATTACTTCCAATGTCTGTTTCTCGATAGTTTCTTCATATTTTTCTGTTTTCATAACATTTATAAAATTAGCAAACTCGGTTTCTGTCCATTCTCCCGAATTAGTTAATTTTACTAAACATTCGCTACTATTTTCTTGATTTAGCGAAATGTGTGTATCTATAATTGAAAATATTTCATCGTCTTTTAATATTTCCATTATGTATATTCTCTAATAAATATAGATATTATAGATTTTATATATCAATTTTTAATATATAAATAAAAAAATGATATATTCTTATAGATTAATAACATATTTATAATGCCTGCTAATAAAATGTTCATGCCTATTAAGTTCAATACTACTATTATCCTTATTCCCTCAGAAATGACAGCAAGTTTTGACACAATAGTTTATAATAAAGTTAGAAATACATTAGAAAACTGTTGTAGTAAGCATGGCTATATTAAAAAAGATAGTATTAAAGTCATTAAACGTTCTGCAGGATATTTTAAAGAATCTCATTTAAATGGTAATATAGCATTTGATTTAAGTTGTATAGCAGAAATATGTAATCCCACACAGGATTCTATAATTAAATGCGAGGTTAAGGCTAAAAATAATTTGGGATTAAGAGCAATAGGTATATACGAAGACATGGCTATTCTCGAAGTAATTATTCCTAAAATTACATCGGGAATACAATCAGATGTTAATATTGATTCTATTAATGTAGGTGATCATGTTAATGTTCAAGTATGTGGTAAAAAGTTCACCTTATATGATAAAATGATATCTATTGTAGGTAAAATAATTAAAGATAAGGATGATATTGTTCAAGTTCAAGAGATAGATGAAGACAATTTATCTATTGGTGAAGAAGATAATTCGGAAATAGATGAAAATAATTTTGACGAAACAGATCTATTTAATGATGATGAAGAAGAAGACGAAGAAGGAGGAGGAGTTAATTATAAATTGAAAAAGGGTAAAACTACTAAAATTATTGGCGGTTTAGAATTTGATGATGATATTGAAGAAGAAGAGGAAGAAGAAGAAGATGAAGAGGAAGAAGATGACGAATTAGAAGACGATTTAGATGAAGATGATATAGACGAGGATGAATCTTACGCTGAAACTTATGATGATTTTGATTAATAAATGATAGTATATAAATAGAATTATATATTTATTATATATAATGAATAAAAAAGAATTATGCAAAAATATACAGAACAGTGTAACCAAATTAACTAATGTTGAAATTATAGAGTTATTTAAAATAATATTAGAAACGGGCGAAAATTATACAAAAAACAATAATGGTGTATTTATAAATCTTAATTGGCTAAACGAAGAAACTCTCAAAAAACTTAATAACTATATTTTATTTTGTATTAAATCGCAAAATGAAATAACTAAATATGAATTAATGAAAAGTCTACTTAATGAAACTATCAGTGTTAAAGAGACAGATATTAATAATAAAGTAGTTGAACACGATACTGTAGATAATAATATACGACAGAAATTCTCTTCTAGTATGAAATTCTATTTACTTAAAAAAAAATTTATGAAACAAAACATAACGCCAATAAATATATTAGAAAATGAGTTAAGATATGAGGAATATGTAATTACATAAAATGATATAAAATATAAAAAATTAAATAAAAATTGATATATGTATTAGAATATATATTAATGTATGATTAATATTTTAACTAATAAATTGTCGGAGTCAAAAGATAATAATATAGTATGGAAGAATAATAACCCCGTATTATATCAAAAATATTGTCAATACATTCAAAAAGAAGAAAATGTTCAAAAAAAATGTAATCTAGTTCCTAAAGTTCTTAATGTTATTCCTGTCTCAGTAGACAGAACTAATAAGGTTGAATTAGTTAATGCTACTATTCCCGCTGTCAGAGTTCACGATATTATCCCTGTAGATATAGTTAATCCTAATATCCCTGTAGACAAATCCCGCGATTCTATCCTCGAAGATAGAAATCGTGTTGTCCCTGTAGAATTAGAAATTGCTAATATCCCTGTAGATAAGATGCGTGCTGTCGCGGACAATAGAGTTTCAACTAATAAACCTATTAAATCTAATAAAGTTAAGAAAAATATAAATAGTCCTATGAAAATTATTTTAGAAGAATCATTGACATATGATACTTTTAGAGATGATGTAAGGGAAAAAATAATTAATCTTGTATCATCGAAAGAATTTAATAAAGTATTTGGTATCACTAAGAGTGCTGAAATAATGTCGGGAATTGCAAACGATCGTTTTAATAAATCGACTGTCTTATTTATCTCATTCTTATTTGATAAATGTGTTATATATAATAATAAAAATGTTATTTATGAAAAAAATAATGGTACGATAACCATATCTTAATATGTTTCATTATATATTCCTATCTAAACCTTCGAAGGTTTAAATAATGGTAATAATATTAATTTTTTATTTTCCATTAATTTATAAGCAATATGTTTGCATAATAAATCTTTAATATCCTTAAATGTTTTAATAGAGGTTTTATCTTTCTCCAATTGTTTAATAAAATTATGATGTTCCTCTTTTTTATAGAAAGAGCATACACGACCTATTTTTTTTCCTTTACCTACAACAGCATCTGTAGAGAATATTTTAAAATTATTTTTAATTATATTTTCCTTCTTTAAATACTGAGGTTCTATAATACCCCATGGCATTTCTTCTAATTCCATATTTTCAGGTATTACCATTATCTCATTATTACGATTCTTAGCAAATTCTTTTTGCTCAGTTATCGTAAGCGATTCATTCCATTTTTTTTCTATATTATTATATAATGATATATCAAGATTTTTGATATCTTCGCTATCTTTTGATTCCGCATTATATATATTGATATATCCTATATAATCTTGGTTATTATTTTTATTATATGACGGCATCTCTTTTTTTCTAATTAATACACCTTGTGTATCCAAACACTTAACGATGTATAATATATTTTTTTCTTTTAAGTTGCTATAATTGGTTATAATATATTCAACTAAAAATTTGAATATCTTGTCATTCAAATTCAAATAAATAGATATAGTAGTACTATTAATATTTTCATAGTTAATTTCTATCATTCTCAATATATTATCTATATTATCACCTATTTTGTCTTCAAAATTACTTTCTAGATCATCTTTTAATTCTTCTTCATTTATCTTTATTCTAATTTTTTCATTTCCATTATCCCCTTCGTTTATAATAGTAATTTTAATCCCGTCATTGTGATGCTCTATATAGTAATTTTCTATTAATATATTGGGTCTTACTGAATTATTTATAGCATATATGATAATTTCTTTGTCTATATCAATATCTTTTATAAGATCCTTGTATGATATATAATATATATTATTATCTATTAATTTTATTAATTTATCTCGAATAATATTCTTAGTTCTTTTTAAAAGATGTTTATAGACATCACTTCTATAACCTGATTTATCGCGAGTATCATTTTCATAACCACACGAAGGTTCTAAATCTATATTATCACCTAATTCATATTTTATTTTATTTCCTTGAGATGTCATTATATCAACATTTCCCATTTCAAATATATTTTTAGGAAAATAATTGAGATTTTTCATTAAAGAACAATCTAGGGAATTATTAGATATTATCTTATCTATTTCTTTACTTTCTATATATTTTCGCGTAGATATTCTTAGGGCATGTATATCTATTGTTTCTGTATTTAGCATTTCTTCATCATCATTTGCACTAGCATGCATAAATACAGAAACATTACGTTTTTCAAATGGTAATTTTTGATGTCTACAATTACGTATACCTCTTCCTATAATTTGATCAGGTCTATTAAAATGATACCACGGTTCTATTAAATGAATTTCGCGGGCATTATAAAAACTGAGCCCTTCACTAGCAACTTGTGTTATTAATATAACCTTAATGTCCTTTCCATTTATATTTTTATCATTGTTAATTTTCTTTATTAAATTATTAATACTTGTCGGCCCCATGATTTCTTTTTTATCACTTGTAAGTATACAGTATTTTGGATTACTTACGTCTTTATACACAGGTTTATCTTTAACAATTTCAGGATTTTTCAATATATTATTTGTACCTTCGCGAGAATATCCTAAATGTTCTAAACAAATAGCCAGTGGTATTATACCAGCCCACGCAAATCTAGAATATATAACTACAATTCCCTCTGACTTTCTAATTATATTACAAATGTTTAAAAATTTACCTGAATATTTTCCTAAATATTCTTCAGTTGGATATAAAGCATTATTATATTTTTCAGCATATTTTACTGATATACTCGCCGCACCTTCTACATTTCTAAAAAAAGTATTGAAACCTATTTTACCAATATCATTATCATATACAATATTCATAGGTTGTAATAATTTCATATTTTGATTTTGTACACCCTGAGTACCTTGTGTGCCTTGAGATTTATCATCTAAATCTTCATTCATTTCATTCTCATCATTTTCTTCAATATTATTATAGTTTATTTTGTTTATTATATTTTTTAATTTATCAATCTTATTTTTTTGATATATTCCAAGATTTGAAATAACAATATCATCTGTTATATATTCAAGCCAACCTAATTCTTTTGTAGATATTGGATTATTTGAAGGATCTTTAGTAGGCTCTTGTTGTAATATTTTTATATTACTGTTATACGATGCTTTTAATTTTAATGCGAATGTAAATGGATTTTTTCCTTTTAAATATGAAATATAATTAGAAGATAATAGTTTTATTAATATTTTTGTTTTATCGTCGAATTTTAATTTATTATTATTATTAAATACTTTATAATATTTTTTTAGAATATTATCACGCTTATCATTTATTAACATTAAATTAAAGAGGTCTAAGATATCCCGAGGTTCATTATACATAGGTGTAGCGGATAATAATATCAATCTATTGTTCTTTCCGCGTTCTAATATATTTTTTAGTGTACTATAAGCCCCTTTCTCTTTATTATTTGTACTTCTTATATTATGTGCTTCATCGATAATAATTACTTTATTCTCTACAATATTATCTTTGTATTTTTCATTAATACGTTTCATAAAACTATCATATGTAAATATCTCATATCTTCTCTTTAATAAATTTTTAATATTAATATTATCTTTTTTATTTTTATCATTATTAAATGCTTTTTCATATATATTGAGTAATTTAATATAATTATCTCCAGTACATTGATTTAATAAATCCTTAAAAGTTTTAAAATCATAATTAAAAATTTCCTTATTAAAATTCTCTTCTAATGCTTGAGGCATTATTACCCATATATGTGGTTCTGTAGTATCCATTATTTTAGTTGATAGTAATGCTTCTGTTAGTGTAATAGCAGTACAAGTTTTACCAACACCAACACCATAATATAACATAATACTTCTATACGGAGTTCTATATGAAAGATATTGACTTATAAAATGTTGATATAGGGTTGTTTCAAATTTACCACATAATTCATTAGATACTCTATTAAAATCTTCTATAGTTCTTATAGTTGGGAACTTACTTATTTTATGTATTGAAAATTCTTTAATTTTTGCTATTTTTTTCTCAAAATTTTCATCATCCATATCAGGATAATATAAATCTAATTGTGAAAAATATTTAGATGATGAAGACGAATTAGTTTTTGAAGGCAATGACGAATCTTTAGGAAGAGATGGAGTTCTAGGAGGTAAAGGATAATCTTTGGGAAGAGATGGAGTTCTAGGAGGTAAAGGAAAATCTTTGGGAAGAGATGGAGTTCTAGGAGATAAAGGATAATCTTTGGGAAGAGATGGAGTTCTAGGAGGTAAAGGCAAATCTTTAGGAGGAGATGGAGTTCTAGGAGGTAAAGGCAAATCTTTAGGAGGAGATGGAGTTCTAGGAGATAAAGGTTGTTTTTTAATCAATTTAGTAGGCTTTTTAAGTTTAATAGGCTTGGAAGGTTTAGGTTGCTTTATTTTTTCACATTTTCTTGTTTTTACATTTCTAATTTCTCCATCTTTACATTTTTTAATACATCTTTTTGTAATAGGATTTAATTCTTTATCTTCGGGGCATTTTCCCGAGGCTTTACAATGTCCTGTTTTAGAATCTCTTATTTCAAATTCTTTGCATTTTTTACCACATCGTTTAGTTATAGGATTACGTTCTTTACCTTCGGGACATTTTTTAGAAGATGGAGTAGGCTTAGGTAGTTTAGGTTGCTTTTTTTTTTCACACATTCTTGTTTTTACATTTCTAATTTCTCCATCTTTACATTTTTTAATACATCTTTTTGTTATAGGATTAAATTCTTTATCTTCAGGGCATTTTCCCGAGGCTTTACAATGTCCTGTTTTAGAATCTCTTATTTCAAATTCTTTACATTTTTTACCACATCGTTTAGTTATAGGATTAAGTTCTTTACCTTCGGGACAACTTTTCATTTTAATCATTATCTATTTACATTAAAGATTTATTATTATTTATTATGCTATGAGCCTTTTTAAATATATTGATTCTTTCGGTATTATAATTTTAAGAAAAATAAGATGTTTTATATGCTATTAATTATTATTATTTTTTTGAAGTGTTTATATTATATAGAATTTTAAGAATATTCGCGAAGATTTAAGATATTATATATTTACAATATCGTTTCGTTATAGGATTAATTTCTTTGTATTTAGGCATTTTTAGTAGGTAATGGTTAATATTTTAAAGAAGATACTATTATTTAATATTTTTGAATAGTCTTATTTTTAGGATTCTTCTTTCCTTTCCCTATCTTGTTTATATCTCTTACCAACTTTATAATATTCTTCGCATATACCAATATTTCTTTATCATCAATATCGTCGGGCATATTCTTAATACGTTCCTTGAAAACAAAGGAAAAAGCAGTTTGTTTATTAGTCTTTTCCTTTCCTATCTTCTTTAAATCATTTTCCAACACTATAATATTATTAATAATTTTAGCATATTCCAGGATTTCCTTATCATCAAGATTATTTGGCATGTACCGAATACGTTCCTTGAAAATAATGGATAAGGCAGTTTGTGGAGTTCTAGGAAGAGATGGAGTTCTAGGAGATAAAGGATAATCTTTAGGAGGAGATGGAGTTCTAGGAGGTAAATGCAAATCTTTAGGAGGAGATGGAGTTCTTGGAGGTAAAGGTGAATCTTTAAGAGGAGATGGAGTTCTAGGAGGTTTAGGTTGCTTTATTTTTTCACACATTCCTGTTTTTACATTTCTAATTTCTCCATCTTTACATTTTTTAATACATCTTTTTGTAATAGGATTAAGTTCTTTACCTTCGGGACAACTTTTCATTTTAATCATTATCTATTTACATTAAAGATTTATTATTATTTATTATGCTATGAGCCTTTTTAAATATCTTGATTCTTTCAGTATTATGATTTTTAATATGATTTAATACTTCATCATTACTAAACCATTTTAATGATCTTATCTCTCTTATCTGTTCAATACATGTATTATCCAATTGTATTTCAGCATTATCATTAATTATTTTTGCAATATAATATACATGTTTATATAATATATTATTTGTTCCAAAGAATATTTCTTGAAAAGGAATTATAGTTTTATCTATTTCAATATCATTCTTATTTAATTGTGTTTCCTCGCAGAATTCTCTTACAGCACAATCAATATCAGCCTCTTTTAATTTCTTTCTTCCCTTGGGAAATCCCCATTCTTGCTCAGATTCATTATTGTTATTAAAGTTTTTTACAGATAATAAATTTTTAATATTACTATCATTCATTATTATTTCAAATTTATTCTTAGATTCTATATATTCCTTTGTATGTTTGAATGTTCCTTGATTTATTTGACACCATGTATAATTCCATATTTGCTCAAAACTATTTGTAAGCAATAGTTTTTTCTCAGAATCCGTCATATATTCAATTAATTTTATTATATATTTATCATCTTCTATATTATATTTACCTCTAACAAATTCCATAAAAGATAAACTATCTTTTCGCTGTATCATAATATACTTAATTTCATTATTAATTATCTTATAACATATTATTCCAAAACTCATTATAGGATGTGGACAATCTTTATATAAATGTCCATTTAATCCACAATTGCGACAACATTGTGGACGAAAATAATTATTCTTCTTATTACTTTCATCATACTTTTTTTTCATTAATATATAATTAATAACATTAATATATAATATTAAACATTTCTTAAATGTATTTATTATATTATAAAAAATAAGTTATCTAATATGATGAATAATTATCAGAATTATCATATCCATTAAATGATGGCGTGCTATCACTTGATTGCATATTTCTTACTAATGGTTGAGAAATAGGTTTATATTGAGGTTGAGTCATAACAGGAGGAGTTGAAACATTGTTTAAAGTAGAATAACTCATGTATTTATCATCATTGCCATCTATATCAGAAGACATTTTAGGATAAGGCATATTATTCAAATCAGTTACTTTAGGTTCTTGATAATGAGGAGGTTGTGGTTGAACTGACGGTTGAACTGATGGTTGAACCGATGGTTGAACTGAAGGTTGAACTGATGGTTGAACAAAAGTTTGAACATGAGCAGGAGGAGTAGGAGGTTGAACATGAACGGGAGGAGGTGTGTGATTTGTGTTAGATAGAGGAGTATGATAAACTACTGGGTTTTGTTGAGATTTATTTGATTGAGAAAGTTTATCGTGTTGAATCATTTGTTTTGCGTACATGTCAGCATCATCTTTATTCATTTTATTTTTTTCAATAGAATAATCTAATCTATCGTTAGCCATATCATATTCAGACATTGAAATTAACATAGATATTATTATCATTACACAATATACTATAATAATAACCGATAACACCCACGCCAATAACCAACACCACCATCTAGTATTCATGTTGCCTCCCGTAACTATACAAGTTAGTTCGAATAAAGACATTAATATCGAAGGAATAGATATTATCATGATAAATAATACAAATACGAATCTATCACCTATAGGTATTCTGCTGCTGCTAAATAATATTATCATACATAATATTATAATTGTCATAAATAACGCTATGCCCGCATATTTTGATTGCTCAGACCCAAAAAATATGTCATTTATATTTATAGTACGACTTCCCATTATTTTGTTTGTATATTCTATTATCATATAAAGAAAAATAAAAAATGATAATGATATAAATACAAATGTATATATACATAGTAAATTATCATGGGTATTCCTTATTATTTTTATTCGTTGACAAAAAAATATCAAAATATTTTAGATAACAATAAACCTCTTAAAACAGAAATATATTGTATAGATTTTAACGGTATAATTCATACAGTAGCCCAAAAGATTCTAAAAGATAAAACGACAGAGTCTTTAAAAGAAGAAGAAATAGATCAATTAATTTTAGAAGGTATTTGGAAAAAAGTAGAAGATTACATAGATATTTACAAGGCTAAAAAATATGTAATATGTGCCGACGGTGTCGCACCTACTGCTAAAATTATTCAACAAAGAAAACGTCGATATCTAAATATTTATAGAAATAAATTGGATAAAGATTACATTGATAAACCTGTATGGGATACAAATGCTATAACCCCTGGAACATCGTTTATGAAAAAAATGAATGTTTTTATGGATAATAAAATTAGATATTCAACACATAATATAGAAATTATATATAGCGGTAGTAATGAGTCGGGAGAAGGAGAACATAAGATTTTCAAAAAAATTAAAATATTGGTAGGTGATAAAACAGATAATATTATAATTAATGGGCTAGATGCTGATTTAATTATATTATCTCTAATGTCTCATATTAAAAACATTCATTTGATGCGTGAAACAATTGATAAAATAACAAATGAAATAGTATATAATTATTTGAATATTAACAATTTGCGAACGGCTATCTTAAAAGAACTGAAATTTTTATGGAATCTTAACAAAGAACTATATGTCGATAATGATATTATTGAATCTTATTGTACTTTATGTTCGATTCTAGGTAATGATTTTGTCCCGCATTTATTGACCGTAGATATTAAAATAGATGGTGCTGATAAGATTATATCTATAGCGAGAAAAGCAACAGAAGAATATGGATTACTTGTTAGCGATAATACTATTAATTACGAATGTCTAAAATATATCTTTAAGCAATTATCTTTAACAGAGGATAAGGATATATTTATAATTTGCGAAAAATATATCAATAAAAAAATATTTAATAATTCGAGTCTTCCTAGCGATAATTATGCTTTAAAGAATAAAGACGGATTATGTTATAAGATATATAATGATAATACTCGATGGCACAAAGAATATTATAATATGATATTTGAAAATAATATTACTATTGATTCTTCAGTAATTTATAACTCGTGTTTTAATTATATCAAGGGGATATATTGGGTATATCAATATTACAAGGGGTATAATATTGATTGTGAATGGTATTATCCCTATAATTATCCACCGACTTTAAAAGATATAAGTAATCATTCAATTGCTCATGAAGCACCAATAATTAATGTTAATAATAATTATCTAGATCCTAATATTCAACTTTTAATAGTACTTCCCAAAGATAGTATTCACTTGGTTAGCAATAAATATAAAAAATATATGACAGATATTTATTGTGGATTGTTTCATATGTATCCTGCGAATTATAATATTCAAACATTTCTTAAAACACATCTATGGGAATGTAGTCCTATTCTACCATTAATTAATATTGAATATATTAAAAATATAATTTCCTTGTTTCCTCCTTAGATTTATATATATAAATTAAAAAATATATAATAAATATTTATATATAAAACATACGGGTATCTTTGCTAATTTATACGAGTTTCATAATTTCATCTATTTTATTTTTATCAGCATTAGCGAAATAATACCACGATTTTTTATTTGGGTCCCATTTTCCCCCATGTCTTTTCACAGCATCTTTATTTTTAAATGCAATTTTAATATATATCTTTTTTTCATCTTCATTTTCAAAAGTTTTATTTTCATTATTGCCATCTACAACGCGTTCAACGCGTTCAACACGTTCTTTTTCTGTAGATAAACTAAGATTTTCAATATCTTTAATAGATTTAATATTATCCTCGCTAATATTATTTTCATAATACCATTTTTTCGCATTCAAATCCCATTTTGCCCCGAGTTTTTTAACAGCATCTTTGTATGTATATGATACATTTATAAAGTTTTTAACAGTTTTAATTGTTAGATTTTTAAATCCATCAATATCGACATCTTCATCATGTTCTTTATAATTAGGATTTACAGCCATATTTGCTAATCTATCTGCTTGACTATTACCAATAGAATGTTTGTCTGATAAATTAGTATGTGCTTTAATATGATGTATTTTAATATATTTTTTATGGGGATTATAAAGATCATATATTTTTTGTAATAGTTTTAAATTAGGAGGTATCTTATCTTCTTTTGTTTTCCAGTTATTTTTTGCCAATCGTTCACCATACGAACCAGAACATTTCATAACGTATTCTGAGTCTGTATGTATATTAATAACTCTTTTATCTTCAATTTCTTTTTTCAATATTTCTAAGGCTCTTATCATAGCCGTCAATTCGCCTGTATTATTTGTTTGTTTTCCCTCAACTACATTAGATTCATTACGTACATCATCGTGCTCGAAGAATACACCATAACCAGCCTTAGCATTCATCTTTCCATTATTAATACAAGAGCCGTCGATATATACGTCAATATCTTGCTCTTCATCGATCCTTTCCATTGTTATATAGTAGTAGTATTAATAATATTATATAATAATAATCAATTTTTATATATCATTTTATATTCAACGTCATTTTCTAAATCTATTAAAAAACCGTTTTTAATATAAAAGTTAACTAAATAATCAGTATTAGATTTATGTTTATCTATGAATAAATATATAGATTCTTGTAAAATTTCTTTAGATTTTTGTAATAATTGAGAGGCTATTCCTCTATTCCTATAATTAATATTTACACATACTTGATTCAAATAATTATCACTTATTCCTATAAAACCAATTATATCACTTCCTATTATATAATATATAACGCTACTATATGTATTAAATCTATTTTTCTTGAAATTAGAATTTATTAATTTTATACATCTAAATATTTCATCCTCGTTTAAATCTTTCACTAACTTATACACAATCATAATTATATATTATATAAAAACAAAAAATTTTCTATTTATGTATATTATATTTTACATATTTATCTGCTATAATGATGATATGAAATATAATCATAATCATAATTAATATTTAAAGTGTTTGTATTACACCATTTTAACTCTCTCATTTCAACACTATCTTTGTAATTTTTAAAAACATAATTAAAATATATTTCATATTCTGATGCTCCAGAACCAAGTCTATCTGATTCAGAAACCATTTTTAAAAAAATGTTATAAAATTTATCATTGTGTTTTTTTTCTATTTTGTCTATTAAATTATTTATATAAGTTTTTTCAAACATCATATGATGACATATACCAGACACATTATATACTTTAATTAAATCATTATCTAATCTAGACATATGTTCAAAATAAGGCCTATGATATTCATTGCCAAAATTATATAAACACTTATTGTTTCTAATAAACTTAGTTGGTTTCAAAAAAAATGTATCAGCATCAATTATTAAACAATTATCTTTAATACCTGGAATTATAATTAATGAATATAATTTTAACAATTGTTGTAAATACCAATTATTTCTGTTTAATTCACCATACATTTTATTTATACTTTCAATAGAAAAGGGAAAGATATTTTCGTTAATTGTTATACATCCTTCAATTAATATATTAGGATCATTACAAATTAAATAAATGTTCCTATATCCAATAATATTTTTTTTTGTTAATTCTATTTGTTTATATATTATGTCCTTGTCATATTCTCCTATTGGAATAACAATGTCAAACTGTTTAATTTCTCTTGTTAGTTTATTCATTTTTTTTTCATATATTACATCTTCTTGCCATCCTTCATATGATAATGTATTTTTTATATCAAACCCTTTTGATAAAATATAATTATTTAGTTCATCAAACATTACTTGTCCAGAGTACATTTCTTTATATGAAACTTCAGTATTGATATATTTTACATTTTCTAAATGATCCCCTAATCCTTTTAATGCCAATAATTCCGCTCCTTGTAAATCCATCCATATTATATCTACATTTACAATACCATAATTATCCATAATAGTATCTAAACGATGACATTTTGTAATAATTTCATCTTGGACATATGTTTCAATAGTATAATTTCCATTACTTTTAAATATAGATGACGCACCTGGATTACCATCTATCCATGTAGTTCTTGTTTTTGATTGATTTATAGGATAAAATTTTATATAGCCGTCATAATCACATACAGCACCTTCTATCAATATAATTCTATCACTATATGGTTCAATATTTTTTTTACATATATCTAATGTATTTGGATTACATTCAAAAGCATAAATTATTGAATTTGGAAATTCTTTATAAAATTCAATACTTTGAAGACAATCTCGTGAACCAATATCAAATATTATATATTTTTCATTTTTTTCAATATATTTTATAAAGTTATCAATCATTATTAATATACATTATTTATATCTTTATATATTGGTTTATCATATTATATCACATTTATAAAAATAAAAAATATAATGGCATGTATAAAACACTAGAAAATTAATTTAGAATATATAATATTATTCTAAAATGATCTTATTATTAATATTGTAAATATCAATGTATTTCTGTGGTATTTTTTCAAATGATATTAAATTGATATTAAACTCGAAATTTTCCATCAAGTTGTTATCTATCAAATATTTATTTAATTCATTCTTTGAAAGTTTAGCCAACGCTATAGCCTTCTCTTTAGTAATACCTGTACCTATTTTTGGTATATTATCGCTTTTATCTCCATAAATTGCCTTAAAATTTAAATCTACAATAGCATTGTCATAACCGCGTTTTTTTAATTCTTTAAATTGCATATTAAATACAAGTACATTCTTATCTACAAGTTGAAGAAAATCATTATCATTAGTAATAATAACAATCTTTGACGAAATCTTATTTTTCAAATATTTATGTGTCAAATATACGATATCATCACCTTCTAATCTATCTGAATACATATTTTTCAACTCAAGTTTTTTATTAACATATTCATTAAATATACTAAAAATGTTCTTATTAAAATTGTTCTTTTGACTTCTTGTTGCCTTGTATTTATCGTATATATCATTTCTCCAAATATCACTACGCAAACAATCATAACATAGAATTATATTGTTTGTAGTCGTTTTCCAGAGTTTACATATCTTCTTCATATCATTATTAATATGCTTATAAAAAGCATTAATAAATGATTCGTTTTCAATAATTTCATCTACATTAATTTCTGGAAAATTCTTTTGAAATTTATACCATCTCATAGTAGCAAAATATCTATGGAAAATATAATAACTACAATCAATTAGTACAATATTATTATTTTTGCTTAATTTAATAATATTCATATACTTTATATTATTCTTATTTATTTAAATAATAAATCAATTTTTATATTATTTTTTATCTTCATTTAACCACATTTTTGCCTTATCCATAACGACTTTTAATTGGCTCTTATTTTTCTTTAATTCTCTCCATTCAATTTTAACATTCTCAAAGTTTTCTTTCTTATTCTTACTAACATCTTTAAGTTCATTTAGACGAAACTTTACAAATATATTGTAATCTGTGGGTTTCTTATCATTATTGGCATTTGTATTATTCGTATTAATAATTGTTTTTACCTTTGTCTTTTTAGTGACAGTATCTCCATTAAAGCCATCATCTACATCTGCGTCATAATCATTAGCGTCTTCATTGTTATCACATAAATCTTCTTTGTTTTCACCATTATTTGCTTCTCTTAGATTACAATCATTATCATGACATCCTGCGTCATTATTATCATTAATACTATCTGTTTTATTTTGATCTTTATTTTCTATTACTTCTTTCAAATCCTTTAAACTATAAACATTATCTTTGAATTTAAAGGTTTTAATATCTCCAATACTATCACCATTTTTATATGATGATAAAATGCTTTTTATCACAGGTTCTTCATGTGTAATTCTAGATAGGTGCTCATTTTTAACCCAGATCTTTTTATTGTTTTTAATATCAACTATCCATAACTCTTTATCATAACCTTCCATAATTGAATTAATATCATAGCCTTCTGCGGATAATCCAAAATGAAGAGGAGACAATTCAGTTCCTGTATAATAATTCTTAGATGAATTAATACATACTTTCTTAACAGAACTCGAACTCATATTTATATGATATATGTTATATCATATAAATCAATTTTTATATAATAATAAAAATGTTATAATAAATATTAGACATTTTCAAAAATTGATTTGGTATAGTATAAAATATTTCTATTAATCTTCATTGGTCTTAATGTGCTTTTTATATGAATTGCACGAATATATTGAAAATTTTAAAGATAAAAATAATGATAATATTAACGATGATATTGTTAATAATATTAACATTATAGAAGATAATATAATAGAATTATATTATAGTAAAAATAAAAATGGTGTTGGTGAGAAAATTAGCAATATACTAAACCCTTACATAATTCAAAATAAATATAAATTTTTTGAAGAATTATTGTACAATATTGTTAAGATATATCATATTAATATTGATAAAAAGAAGGAATATTATACATATTTATATTATATTAAAAATATTAATATAGAATAAATGGAAAATAACATATTGAAAAAATATATAGGAAAGTATTTTTCATCAAAATCAAAAATAGAAATTATAAAGGTTTCTTTGACATTCATATCCATATTAATATATATATGGTTTTTCTGTTTATTTATCATATTATATAGATTTATTATTGTAAATCTTTTTTATATTTTTCATCAAACACCCTTTAGTACTGTAATATATGATACGATTGGTTATGGATCGCCTGTATTTTATGGCCCGAACATTGTATTAGACATTATATCTTCGCCTGGTCTTATGTCTTTTTATGGTATTATATTTGGTGTATTAACAGCACTTATAATAGTCGCGTTTATTGTATGGATTATAATACAAGGGATATTCTTCGTAAGTTGGATGGCTTATGTATCTCCTTTCACTGAATTAATGGATGTGTTTAACGTATTTTTAGGTAAATCTACATTTTCTTCATTTGCTTTTAAAAATTTGTTAGCATTATTTAGCATTTTCCTAGGTTTTTTTAAGAAAAAAGAATCCTTTCAAAATTTTCAAATACCTAATATAACTGGTTCTAAATATATTACTGAATTACAAAAAAATCATTATGAAAAGGCTAAGAAACATTATGAAGATGAGAAACCTTATTTTATAAATGTAGCAAAAGCAAGAGAACATACAAGAGATGCTAATATTTTAAAAAGTTTAGCAATACCAACATCAAAACAAGATCAAATGAATGCGGATATTACAAATCAAAATATTGCGATTACTAAGTCTATAGAAAGTGCTATGAAGTTTTAATGATTTATTATATATAGAATTATAATCAAATTATTCTATTCATTTTTATAAATATCTTGGCTTCTCTTGAATCTCTTTAAGGGGTCGCACATGCTGAAGGCATGCCTTAATAGGCTTCTCTATAGCCTCTTAGAATTCAAACCAAGAAATCTTAAAAATCCTATTTTGAATTTTGAGTACATATCTCTGATATTTCTAAAATTTCAAAAGTTTTTTATAAATTTCTAAATAAATAAAGTTATGTACTCATTTTTTAAAATCAAAAAAAGTAAATATCTTGGCTTCTCTAGAATCCCTTAAAGGGTCGCACATGCTGAAGGCATGCCTTAAGAGGCTTATCTATAGACTCTTAGAATTTAAACCAAGAAATCTTAAAAATCCTATTTTGAATTTTGAGTACATATCTCTGATATTTCTAATTTTTCTAAAGTTTTTTATAAATTTCTAAATAAATAAAGTAATACGCTATGCTACTCAAATTCTAAAATCAAAAAAGTAAATATATTGGCTTCTCTAGAATCCCTTAAAGGGTCGCCCATGCTGAAGGCATGCCTTAAGAGGCTTCTCTATAACTGCTTAGAATTCAAACCAAGAAATCTTAAAAATCCTATTTTGAATTTTGAGTACATATCTCTGATATTTCTAATTTTTCTAAAGTTTTTTATAAATTTCTAAATAAATAAAGTTATGTACTCAAATTCTAAAATCAAAAAAGTAAATATATTGGCTTCTCTAGAATCCCTTAAAGGGTCGCACATGCTGAAGGCATGCCTTAATAGGCTTCACTATAGCCTCTTAGAATTCAAACCAAAAAATCTTAAAAATCCTATTTTGAATTTTGAGTAGCACAACGTATATCTCTGTTATTTCTAATTTTTCTAAAGTTTTTTATAAATTTCTAAATAAATAAAGTAATACGCTATGCTATTCAAAATTTAAAATCAAAAAAGTAAATATCTTGACTTCTCTAGAATCCCTTAAAGGGTCGCCCATGCTGAAGGCATTCCTAAAGAGGCTTCACTATAGCCTCTTAGAATTCAAACCAAGAAATCTTAAAAATCAAAAATCAATATAATTAAAAAATATCATTATAGAATAAATGGAAAATAACTTTTCTTCGCCATCAACAGATATTAATTATAGTGCCGAAAATGAGAAGGAGATAGAATATTTAAAAGATGATATTACTAAAATGTTAATCGATTATGAAAAAATAATTAAGATATCACTATATATATTTTTATTGGTTTCATATTATTTATATGTATTTAGACCAAGCGATGAAGTTTTTAGTAATAGTACAAAATTCTATATATATGTTTTATTAATTATTATAATTTATTTTATTAATTCAACTGAATTAATCACATTATTAAAACTATTAGTTTTTCTAATTTTCTTATCAGTTATTATAGGCTTTATATATTATAATATAGAAAGACTCGAATTTATTATATTATTCTATTATTCATTTAATTATCAATTAGAGAAGATATATAATAATACTTCTGCTAATTATAATGAAGTCATATTCAGTTTCATATTTATATCTATTATATCTATATTATCTATCGTATTATATTGGGATAATATATATACTGATTCAAAAAAATTATCTAAGTGTGGTAAATTAATCAATATAATTGAAGAAAACAATAAGAAAAAAAAACCATTCGTTTATAATATTATAGTTATGAACAACGATTTAATAAATACATCTACATCTCATTATGTTTTAAAAATAACCTACGATTTTATAAAAAATAAAACAATCGTAGATTTTGGTACAGATAAGGGAAATTATGAAGATGGTTCGGAATCATTTAAAAAACCCGATTATTTGACTTTATTAAAATCATACAGCGGAAAGTTAAAAAATTTAAATAATGAAATTGAAAAATTAAATGATATAAAATCAAAAACTAGTACGCAAGATGCTAATTTAGAAAAATTAGAAACAGATCTAACAACTATAACCAGTGAACTAAGTACAATACAAAATGAATATGATAAGTTAATGATTTTAATTAAAAAAGATGAAGAAAAAGCCGATAAAGCATACTTCTTTTATTTTAATTTAAAAACTATGAAAAGCGAAAAAATTGAAACAATAGATGCAAATATTATAAATTCAGAAACTTATAAATATATATTAGTAGATGAATATAATAAAAAAGTTCCTTATGAAGAATCGTCAAAAGAATTAATTAAATTTACTAAAAATTATTCTTATAATGAATTTTATAATATCAATATAATAAATGATATAATATATGCTAAAAACAATCGCAATAAGTTGTTTATATAATATAACAAAAATATTATATTAGTGTAGATTAAATGGATATTCAAGAAAATAAAGGTTCTAACGAAATCTTTAATATTTTAAATACATATATATCTGGATTTGAAGCATATTCGTATTATATCTTTTACAGTTTGTCAAATGTTTCTAATAATACATATAACACATCTTTTTATCAACATTCATTTATTTTAATATTTATAGCCCTCGTAATTTTTATTATGATTGTCATTTATTACGATGTAATATATAGAGAGGCTAGCAATATTAAGAGATGTAGAGAAATAGAAGAGGCTACAGAAATTAATGATAATTTAGAATATCCTTATAAATATAACATATATGTTATTAATAAAAACATAACCGATAAATCATTATCCAATTTTAGTTTTTGTTTACAATATGATTTTATAAGCAAGACTACTAATGTTATTTTTGGTAAAAATGATAATGTCAATAGTATTACATTTAGTTTAAATGATAACCTCGAAAATGAAGACAATTTATCACCAGCCTTTGTATATTATGATTTAGCAATAGGTAATTTTTCATATATTCAATATATTGATAGTTCAAACAAATCTTTCTATATTAATAAGAATGTAATAACAAATCCTAAAGAATATGTATTTATAATAACAAGATATGATAATAAGATTGTCGGTAATGATAAAGTTGCATATGAACTTTTGAAATTTGTTAAATTTGCTGGATATGATAAGAATTCTGTTAATTTATCCGCCATCTATAATATTTTATATTCAATAGATAATAAAAAAAATAGTGTTGTAATGTAATTTATGTAAATGTTTCTTCTAGTAATTTCTTTAATTCTTCCAATTTTTCGGCATTTTTAATTTTAGGGTAATTTATATTAAATTCTATAAACATATTCCCTTTATTATTTGTATTTAATATAGGCAATCCCTTACCTTCTATTAAATATTTTTTACCATTTGAAATAACCCCCAGTATTTTAGTATTTAATTCTATAGTTTCTTTAAAATATGGTATCGTTATTACTTCGCCAATTATAGAGTTTATAAACGATATATCTGTCTTATAATGAAGATCGTTTCCATTTCGTTTAAAATGTTTATGTTCCTCTATTTTTACGCTTATTATTAAATCGCCAGGTTTAATATTATCAGTCTTCGGTTGTTCTCCTAATTCAGGAAATGCTGTTCTATAAGATTCATTTATTCCTTTTGGTATAATCAAAGTAGCCTTAACATCTTTATTATAAAATCCTTTTCCACTACATAATTTACAATTAGATTTTCCTTTAATTATAATACCCTCGCCACCGCATTTATTACATTGAGATTGAAAAACGGTTTGCATTATTCCCATACTTTGTATTCTATGTATAAATCCTTTGCCATCACAATCGGGACATTCAGCATTACAACTAGTACAATATTTTTTCAATTTAATATTTAAATCTTTTTTAACACCATCATAGATATCTTCAAGTGTTAAATTAAATACACTTTCTATCGAATCAGCCTTTTGTGGCTGTCTGTTTCCTCTTCTTCCTCCGCCACCCGCTCCAAACCCAAAAAAATTTTCTCCAAATCCATGTTCATGTCCTCTAAAAAATGCTTCAAAAATATCCTGATGGCTTCTCATATTATCATTAGACCCTTCATTATAATTATTATCTCCACAAGCATCATATTTTTCTCTTTTATCTTTATCTCCTAAAATATTATAGGCATTTGATATTTCTTTAAATTTATCAGCACATTCTGGATTTCCCTTATTTTTATCAGGATGATATTGCATTGCCTTCTTTTTATAAGCACTTTTAATTTCATCTTCCGTAGCATCTTTGCTAACATCTAAACATTTATATAATTTATGATTATCCGCCATTCTTTAATAAATTTATATATTAAATGTTTATATAATATATTTATATAATTTTTCATCATATAATATATTCCTTTAAAAATAAATAAAATTATATCAAAATTATTAAGTAATAAAAAAAATATATAATAAGTAATAATATATATATATATATAGAATTAAATAACCATCTTTCTAATTACAAATATATCTCATCATAATATTCATTGTGTATAGTTCCTGATTTAGTAATTTAAAGGCATATGGCATCCTTACCTGTGCTATATCAGTATTATTTTTACAGTATTTACAACTATAAATATTTTTATCTGTATTAACATTCGCGTGCATTCCACATTTTTTACAAATAAATATACGATAATTATCAGATACATGAAGCATTCTTTCAGCCAAGAAATTAGATGTGCCATGTGCGATAAAGCAATCTCTTTCCATTTCTCCCAAACGAAGACCTCCCGAACGTGCACGTCCTTCACTTGGTTGTCTTGTAAGCATAACAATCGGCCCATTTGAACCACGTGAATTTCCAGTCCATACCGATTTTCCATTTCTTCTTACCATAAATATCTCAGTAGATACACTCAGGCAATATACTGAACCTTCATAATAATATATATTCTCTTTATTTGATTTATCATTAGGATTATTGACAATCGGTTTATTCTTATTTTTAACAATAGTAATTTTCCAATAATTATTATATTGTGATTTAATACCACTCCATCCAGCATGAATCAATAGTCTCATCATATCATCGGCTAAACTCTCACACAATGTACAATACATATTTTCAAAATTATTTTTAATATCTTCATTTTTAACAGATACCATAGATTTAACCAAATAACGACATTGATTTGTGCTCAATTCCCAGACCCATGAAGGAAATTTATATTTATTCAAATCTTTAATATAATTCATTATTTCGTTATTATCATTATTTCCATATTCATTAATTAATAGAACATTATCTTTATTAATTCCGTTATGTGCCATCCATTTACCAAAGAATGAAAGCCAAGCCTCCATATTAACAGGCTTATTATTTGGAATAATTAATTGATAATCATTAACATTCCACAATGTATCTTTTTTATATCTAATTTGTTTTCCTTGTATTTTACTTGCTTCAATTAGATTATATACATTATCTTTATCATTTTTAACATACATTCTATGACCAATTGTCACATCCAAATCAATCATATTATTTGATATATTATACATATATCCTTTGTAATCGGGATATTTATATATTTCTACAGGGTTCTCATATACTAATTTGTCATCTTTCAAAATTGCTACATTATCACTTTTCTTAATATCAGCAATAGGTTTCCAGCCATTGTCTGTTAATACTTCGTGATCTTCTGTTAGACAATGAACTTTATCTGTAACCATATGTTTTAGCCGCTGATAATATGTGGGGCCAATAAATATCTCTGTTCTAATTTGTTCTCCTGTACGGCCATTATACATAATTTCATTTCCGTATCTTTCCATTCCTGACATCTCCAATACTTTCGCGATATCTTCAACGGTACAATCATTATATGGCGTTGAATCTCCAAAAGCACCAATATGACACCCTGCTTTGCCCATAATACATTCCATAAGTTGAGCAATAGTCATACGCGAAGGAATAGCGTGAGGATTCATAATAATATCTGGAACAATTCCATCCTTAGTATATGGCATATCTTGATGTTTATATGTCATACCAATCGTTCCTTTTTGAGCACTACAACTAGCACATTTATCACCAATCTCGGGTTTGCGATTTTTGCGAATACGTACCTTACAAAACTTATAACCTTCGCTATTTATTCCATTATAATTCATATCAATATAGCCGTCATCGTTAGTTTTCATAGTTAAACTACTGTCTTGATATGAAATTTCTCCATTACTCTTTTTAGGCATTACCTTACCTACAATAATATCATTTCCTGTTACATACGTATTTTTAGGAACAAAACCATTTTCATCTAACTTATCATAACAATATGGCTTCTTTTCAGTTTTATCATTAGGATTAGTAAATATTTCTTCTTCGCCAGTACTATGATTTTTATTACAAACATCTCTAAGTGCCTTGTAATATGTACTAGTAAACAACCCTCTGTCTAATGCCGATTGATTAATCATAATACTATCTTCTTGATTAAATCCCGTATGTGTCATAATTGCCACAATAGCATTGACACCTGATGGCAATTTGTGAGCCATCGTATATTTTGATAATTTAGTATATACTAGCGATTTTTGCGGATAATTCAATATATTACCCATCGTATCAATACGTTTATTAAAATTACTAGCATAAATACCTAGTGCCTGTTTTCCCATAGCACATTGATAGCAATTTCTAGGCGATTGATTATGATCACTAAATGGAATATTAACACCTAGAATACCATTCATCAAACTAGGATGAATTTCGCAATGAGTATAACACGGCGGTAGAGCAGTTCCTTTAATTCCTTCGTCCAAATCTGTGGGAAATGTTGCTATCATAGCCGTGTTTATTTCATCACAATCCATATATTCCAGAAATCCTTCTTCTTCCAAATAACTTTCTTCATCAGTATTCTTTTCATCATAAGGCTCATTAGGAGAGATGAAATAATCAAAATTCTTATCCTTAATATAATCTTCCCATTTGATATTTTTTCTTTTTAAAATTTTTTCAATTCGCAATACACTTTTTTTCAATTGCGGATCATAATCAACAATATATAGAGGTCTGTACATACGTCCCGCTTCAGTGCTGATTATAATATTTGATTTTTGAATATTCCAAACAACTGATGTCATTGGATGAATAATGCTTGATCTTTTATAATGCTTTAGTGTTTTATAGAGTTCAATAGGGTTATTATGATAGCCAATAATATCGCCATTAACCATAATATATACATTTGAACAATGACCCATATTTTTAAGAAAATTTATCGCCGACTTTTCCGTATTATCATTTCCAGATTTATATGTATCATCATACATTACAACTCCCAATTCTTCAAGAACCTTTCTAATATGATAACTATTCATAGCAATAGATACATTCGTACTTAAAGCCATATTTTTAACTAATCCCACTGAACTACCTTCTGGCGTTTCAGCGGGACAAATCATTCCAATTTGAGAATTATCTAATTTTCTAGGCTGTACTAGTTTTCCATTTTTTTCCATAGCAGTATTAATACGTCTCATATGCGATAATGTACTAGCATATGACATACGATTTAGAACTTGTGAAACACCTTGTTTAATATTTTGAAAACTTCCAATACTTTTAATACCCCAATTACCCGTAGAGAATGAATATTTAATCCACGATTCTAAGAGAGATTGTTTGAAAAATCTGTGAATGCTAATATCCGAAATAATATTAGATAGAGGAGTATTGGAATTTCCACGCCACATATTGAGTTCCTTCTCAATGGCTACTTTCAATTCTTTTGTCAATTTACCATAACACTGGCGAAATAGATTACTCATTAAAACACCTGGAGTATCTACACGTTTATTAATATAAGAATCGCGATTATCATATGTGTCATAACCTAGATAAATACGAATCATCTTGCGGATAATATAACCGACGTACAATGCTTTTCTCCTATAACTTTTACCAACATGAGGAAGGAAATCATTTAGCAGATTATTATGCAGAAGCGTTTTATTTACTGAATGTTCATTATTTTTATTAGAACCGTTCATGATTTTAATAAGAACACATTCCGCCTGTTCTTGTGTTTTGATATCACAGGCATCTTCGCAACACGCCATCAATTCGGCAATTACTCTTTTATTCTCTTCTTTGTTTGTATCATATACAATATGATGGATAATTTCTTTGTCGCTGAGAATACCTAGGGCACGAAACATAACAAATACGGGAACTTCAGATCTTAGAAATGATGTATTGATACGAATAATACGTCCCATATGATTTAGTTTTCCACTCATATTAAGACACGTGGTTTTAGGAGGAAGATAAGACGAATTACATACAGAACGAATCTCGGCATACAACCCCTCGCTATTATTATTGGGATGAAATACCAATGTCTTATTCTCATTAATTCTATCTTGTGAAATAAGAACCTTTTCGTTTCCGTTGATAATAAAGTATCCGCCGAAATCATAAATACATTCGCTGTTATTCTCTTCGCAAATTCCTTGCATTTGACTTAGAACACAAAGTTTTGATCTAACCATAATAGGAATTTTGCCAATATAAATATTATTAACAGTTTTATCAAATTTCTCAATCATTCCATTTTTATTAGTATATTCTGTCACAATATGAACATTAACATAAATACCACTAGAATATGACATATTATTCATTCTGGCGATATATGGTGTCATAATATTATGCGTTCCATCTCCCATTTGATAACTCGGTTTTGTAATGCTAGGCTGAAGAATATTAATAGAAATCTTATAGTTATTATCATTGATAGATAAATCACTTTTAGGATTTGTTAATTTTACTTTAATAGGATTAAAACCTGCTATAATTTGACCGAGAGTATTATCTACAAATTTGTTATAACTATCAATTTGGTGTTTTACAAGAGGATTTGAAGATTCTTGAGAACCGCCCTTCAAAAAATAGGTATCCATAATATCCCAACAATTGATAGATGAAAACATTATATGACAATGCGAGTTAGTTAATTATAATTAATTAATTCTTAAATATCAATTTTTATTTTTAAATTATAAAAAATGATTTTGCGATTATAATAATATTTATAACAATCAAGGGGTATGTCTAGCATAATTGCTATATGCGGGGCTAAAAGAAGTGGAAAAGATATTCTATCAAAACATATAGTATCTAAATATAATTATAAAAAGATTTCTTTTGCAGAACCATTAAAAAAAGCAGTTAAAGAGTTATTTAATTTTAACGATATTCAAGTTGGAATAGATGAAGAAAATAGCAATGGATATGAAAAAGATATGATTGATGAACGCTGGGGAATATCTCCACGTAAAGCCTTACAATTTTTTGGAACAGAAGTAATGCAGAATACTATTAATGATCTTATTCCTAATACAGAAAGAGGTTTTTTCGCGGATATCTTGCTATCTCGCATATCTGGAGAAAATACGAATTATGTAATTAGTGATTTGAGATTTTTACATGAATATAATAAATTAAAAAGTTCCGAAAAAGTAAAATATTTAATTATTATAAAAATAAATAGACCTTCTATTAAATGCGATATAGATTCGCATATATCTGAAAATGAATATATGAATATTCCACATGATATAGAAATTATGAATGATGGAACTATAGATGATTTAAAAGATTTATTTGATATATTTTATGAAAAATATTGGGAATAATTCATAGTAGTTTAGCATATGATATCATACATCTCTCAATTGATGTCTTAATATCTGGTATATTAGGATATAACTCATATAATTTTTCTGTTGAGAGTTCAATATTTGAGCGTTTAGAAAGGAGTATTTTGTTTTGCTCCTCAATTGTAAAATTCTTCCAAGTAAAATCATTATCTACATGGGTTTTATATAGTTCTAAAATTTCATTATGAGTAATTGCCCCTTTATTACACATGTTAAATGTACCTGTTATATTTTTCTTTATCATGTCCAACATTATAGGGTACATATCATGTAGAACTGTCATAGAATTTGGTACTGAACAAACATATTCGTAGTTGGTAATTTTAGTTATAAAATTTCTATCGTGGTCATAATTTATTATAGGCATTCGTATGCGTAGATTTAGAGTATTTTTTGAATACATATGTTGTAATCTGTCGGTATATCCTTTTACAATCGAATAAGATGAACCGAAAAAATTAGGGAGATCATCTTCATTATTTTTTTTACCTTCATCATTATATTCAAATATACACCCAGTTCCCATATAAGTATAATGTATATTATATCTTTCGCATAATATTGATAAAATAATAGGTGCGTATAAATTATCGCGTATATTTTCTACTAATTTTCCAGGTTGTTCAAGATAATCTATAGTATTAAAATTTTCTCCATAAGTTCTTCCTATTAATGATATAATATTACTAGGTAAATGTTCTAATATTTCTTTTTCTACATCTTTTTCATTATCTGCTCGCGAATCACTTTCGATATATAAAATATTATTTTCATCTAAATATTCGCAAAATTGCCTACCAATCCATCCTTTACTGCCGAAAATTAACAATTTCATTATTATATTTTACAATTATAATCTTATATGTTAAAAAAATTGATTAAATATTTTTAATTAAATGGTATTATAATTATTATGGAATGTTCTAAATGTCATAAGATTAAAGGGTTTAATGATTTTACCTATAAAAATCCTAAAGATAAAATTTATTATATGTATTGTGATATTTGTAGAATTAAATATTTTTGTGACGAAGATAAACATAAAGAGAGGGCGAATATAGAATATAATATGAGAAAACTTGAAAATGTTGTAAAATGCGAATGTGGTATAAATTATGTATGTTTTAGAGATTTTCATATGCTAAGACATTTAAATAGCAAAAAACATAAAAATTTAATGTCAAAAAAATAAATTTCTTTATATATTATTAGAATAATAAGTAATAAAATGTTAGGAGGTTCTAGTTGTTGCGGAAGTGCTAAAGGTGGAGCAAAAAACACCAAAAAAAAAGTTGTAAAACCTAAAAAAGGAGTAGTTAAGAAGATAAAGGGTGGAAATACTGATCCTGAAACTGTAACTGTACCTGATCCTGTAACTGTACCTGATCCTGTAACTGGTGGTGCTAAAAAAACAAAAAAGAGAGTAGGAAAACCTAAAAAAATAGTTAAGAAATATGGCAAGAGAAAAGGTGGAAATGGCGAAGAACCTAAAAATAAAGAAGAAAGCGATGAAAAACGAAATGATAATGACCAGGGTGATGACCAGGGTGATGACCAGGGTGATGACCAGGGTGATGACCAGGGTGATGACCAGGGTGATAAAGAACCTGGCAACAATGGTGACCAGGGTGGTGGTGCTAAAAAGAAGAAAGGTTCTAAGGTTGTTAAAAGAGCCTTATCTCCTTATAATAAATTTGTTAAGAAAAATTTTGCTATAATGAAAAAGAAATTTCCTAATGAAAAAGCACCTCAAATTATGCAAAAGGTTGCTATTGAATGGAAAATATTTAAAAATAAATAATTAAAATAATAATATAGTAATATTAGATTAAATGGATAAAAAATATATTAAACCTTATAAAACAGATTATACAATATATACTATATCAAATTGTAAATATTGTAATCTATTATGTAATGATATTAAAAGTAAAAAATATATAATAAACTGTGATAAATATCTAATATCTCTAAGAGAACGTGATAATTTTTATAAATATATTCACAAATATACTATAAAACCTTACATATATTTTCCTATGGTATTTAAGGAAGGTGTATTTATTGGAGGATATAAGGAGTATCTAGATAGTAAATCTCACATCAAGTCATTGAAATAATCATAGTCTGTATAATCAATTGTGGCAATAATATTTTCAAAGCCATCGTCGAATACTACCGATTCTTCTTCATCAATAATGACATTTTTATAGAAATTGTTCTTTTTCATTTTTTTGCCAAAGATGTTCTTGTAGTTGCTTTCAAAGATAGAGTAGGTAGGGCTCATATTTTCCTCAAGTCTTTCTTAAGACTTCTTAAAGTGCTTTTTCTTGTTGTTGTCTGTGGACAGCAAAGATACAAAGAGTTTATGAGGATATGCTCTTTATCTAATGGTGTACTAAAAAATATAAAAAACATATATCAATTTTAAATATTATAACAATATTTTAGAACATATTTTATTGCTTTAATGGCTTAAGATGAAAGGTTTTTATAGGTAATACAATTTTTTTATTTTTATCTTTTATATCCATCATAACAATAGGTTCATATTTAATAGGTTCTAAATGAAAGGGTTTTCTTGCGTAAGTAATTTTTGCCTCCATATCTACAAATATTGTAATATATATTGTTAATAATTATGAGTCAATTTTTTACTAATAAATAGTAAATATCTTGGCTTCTCTAGAATCCCTTAAAGGGTCGCCCATGCTGAAGGCATGCCTTAATAGGCCTCTCTATAGCCTCTTAGAATTCAAACCAAGAAATCTTAAAAATCCTATTTTAATTTTGAGTACATATCTGAAATTATTTAGAAATTTATAAAAAACTTTTGAAATATTAGAAAATAAAAAGTTATACGCTTACTCTACTCAAATTCTAAAATCAAAAAATAGTAAATATCTTGGCTTCTCTAGAATCCCTTAAAGGGTCGCCCATGCTGAAGGCATGCCTTAATAGGCCTCTCTATAGCCTCTTAGAATTCAAACCAAAAAATCTTAAAAATCCTATTTTTAATTTTGAGTACATATCTCTACTTTTTCTAAAATCTTAAAAGTTTTTTAGAAATTATAAAATAAATAAAGTTATGTACTCAAATTCTAAAATCAAAAAATAGTAAATATCTTGGGTTCTCTAGAATCTCTCAAAGGGTCTCCTGTGCGGAAGGCATGCCTTAATAGGCCTCTCTATAGTCTCCTAGAATTCAAACCAAGAAATCTTAAAAATCCTATTTTGAATTTTGAGTACATATCTCTACTTTTTCTAAAATCTTAAAAGTTTTTTAGAAATTATAAAATAAATAAAGTTATGTACTCAAATTCTAAAATCAAAAAATAGTAAATATCTTGGCTTCTCTAGAATCTCTCAAAGGGTCGCCCATGCTGAAGGCATGCCTTAATAGGCCTCTCTATAGCCTCTTAGAATTCAAACCAAGAAATCTTAAAAATCCTATTTTTAATTTTGAGTACATATCTGAAATTATTTAGAAATTTATAAAAAACTTTTAAGATTTTAGAAAATATAAAGTTATGTACTCAAATTCTAAAATCAAAAAATATAAATATCTTGGCTTCTCTAGAATCCTTCAAAGGGTCGCCCATGCCGCAGGTATGCCTCAAGAGGCCTCTTAGAATTCAAACCAAATATTCTTAAAAATCCTATTTTTAATTTTGAGTACATATCTCTACTTTTTCTAAAATCTTAAAAGTTTTTTATAAATTATAAAATAAATAAAGTTATGTACTCAAATTCTAAAATCAAAAAATATAAATATCTTGGCTTCTCCAGAATCCTTCAAAGGGTTGCCCATGCCTACGGCATGCCTTAATAGGCCTCTCTAGATATATATTATTATTTTCTAAAAATTATAAAAAGTATTATAGTGTATGTTAAAGTGTAGCCTTGTGGCTTGAGAGGCCTCTCTATAGCCTCTTAGAATTCAAACCAAGAAATCTTAAAAATCCTATTTTTAATTTTGAGTACATATCTCTACTTTTTCTAAAATCTTAAAAGTTTTTTAGAAATTATAAAATAAATAAAGTTATACGCTTACTCTACTCAAATTCTAAAATCAAAAAATATAAATATCTTGGCTTCTCTAGAATCTCTCAAAGGGTCGCCCATGCTGAAGGCATGCCTTAATAGGCCTCTCTATAGCCTCTTAGAATTCAAACCAAGAAATCTTAAAAATCCTATTTTTAATTTTGAGTAGCACAGCGTATATCTCTACTTTTTCTAAAATCTTAAAAGTTTTTTAGAAATTATAAAATAAATAAAGTTATACGCTTACTCTACTCAAATTTTAAAATCAAAAAAGTAAATATATCTATTGATCTATCATATATTTAGTATAATCTGTAATACAATTCAATATATCACTATAAGATTCTCTTTGATTTACTGTTCTTGGATATATCACAAGCCATTTATCAACCAATTGTAAATTTATCCAATATACGTCAAATTCATATTTACCACTTACAGTAGGGTTCTCTATCAATAATTTAAGACCCTCCCTGTAATTAGCAATTATCTTATCATAATAATGCTTTTTTACAATATAACCAGCGGCAGAATACGAAGCCTTAACTTGATGTATATAATTATTTATAGGTATTACACCATTTACCTTATCTAATATATTTGTTGCTATTAATAATACATCATAATCTAAATTATTAGATTGAACATAGTTTGTAAAATCTATAAACATCTTATTATATTTTTCAGGCTGTAAGAATTGAATGTCGTCTTCGACAATTACCACATAATCTAAATTTTTCTCCTTTGCCATCTCTATAACTGCCAAATGACTTAGTCCACATCCCAATATTCCTCTATCGTTTTTAATAGCATTAAATCGCTCATATTTCCATTTCATTTTAGTTAGTTCAGTTTCTACAAATATTCGCCTATCTACTCTTTCCTCCAAATTTATATAATAAACATTTTCTAGCAAATATTTATTTTGATATGTATCACACATAATCCAATGATCTGGAAATAAATCCGTAGTATTATTATTTATTAAAGCCGCGTTAAACCATTTATTAGGATAACATATTATCTTATTTATATTATCTTCAGCCAAGTAAGCAGACCACCAACTAAATGTACTATTTGCTATAATATGATGCTTACATAAACTCATCATAATCATTTGCTCCCAATCTTCTAATTTTACGTTTGTCTGTGTAAATATTATATTTGGAAAAATATTTTTTAAAGGAATTATATAATTATTTATTACAAACGCCTTATCATCATCTTCGCAGAAATATAGTATTTTAATATTATTTTCTTCAATCTCAATATGTTTAATAGCATTTATGTAATATTCCAATGGCATTATAGGATGGTTTTCTAAATTCTTAAAATCACCTATGCGAAAATGTAAAGAAACCATCTCTCCAACATTAATATCGTGTACTTTATTTATAATATCATTTCTCATAGTATTCCAATCTATTTCATTTAGTATTTCTTTTTTATAAAAATCAAAATATTTATATGATTGAAAATATCCACATAATTTTAAATTATCATCCTTTGATATTTCAGGCAATTCATTGTATTCAAATGATTTCTCATTATATATAGGTAAATCTATTATTGTGTTTATTAAATACTTTTCTAATTTATTTAAAAAGTTATTCCAATATACATTTCTGTATGTACAACTAGGACTATAAGATTTTCTTTCTATTATTAAAGGGTTTTCATATTTTTTAGAGTACGCCATTAATGTCATGATTTGAAATAATTGATTTCCTAAACCTCCCATAATATCAACAGATATCATTGATTATAAAATATATAAATATTAATGAATATATATCTTATATAATAATAATAATAATGTTCGCAGATATAGTAAAAATTATTAGTCTAAATAATTTAAGTAAAAATGCTCAATATGTTATTTTCGGTGGCACTATTATAGTAGATGAGCCCATATGTAAAAAAGAACTATCAGAACAAATATACGATTTTACTGAATGTGTAGATAATTGGGTAATTAAAGATAATTATGAAAAAATCGACCATCAAAATAATCATTAAAATATATAAATATATTAACACATTATATATATAATGGATAGAGCAATTGAATTATCAGCAATTAGCACAGGCGGGCCATTTGGAGCGGTTATTATTGATCGTAATGGTAATATTATAGGCGAAGGTCATAATGAAGTAACAGTAAGTAATGATCCTACGGCACACGCTGAGATAGTTGCAATTAGAAGAGCATGTAAAAATAGTAATAATTTTAGTTTAGAAGGATGTACTATATATACTAGTTGCGAACCTTGTCCTATGTGTCTTGCCGCCTGTTATTGGGCAAGATTGGATAAAATATATTATTCTAATACTCGCCAAGATGCGGCCGATATTGGATTTGACGATAGTCATATATATGAAGAAATTAAGAAAGACAATGATAAAAGAGAAATCCCTATAATTTCTTGCGATGATAATAATAGTAAAATGAAGGCAAAAGAAATATTTGAGAAATGGTTTAATAATTCTAAAAATATTAGATATTAAGGTTTTATTTTTATAATATAATTATAGATTATATGAGTACTGAGTTTGAGAAAAAATATAATGAATCAAAAAGAATAAGGGAAAAATTTCCCGAGAGAATACCTGTAATAGTTGGAAAGGCGGCTGGATGTAATTTAAATGATATTGATAAGAAAAAATATTTAGTTCCGTGTGATATTACAATAGGCCAATTCATATCTATAATAAGACAGCGTATTAAACTATCTCCAGACAAAGCAATATTCATATTTATAAATAATATATTACCTCCAACATCGGCAAATATGCTTACAATATATAATGAAATGAAACATGGAGATGGATTTCTATATATTTATTATAATGGCGAATCTGTATTTGGAAAAAATGATATCCTTTATTTACTATAAAAATAATATTATACTAAAACCTCTAAGATAAATGAACAAATATCTTGAAAGTCAGTCACGAGAGCAATTAGAAAAGCAAATAATACTTATGGATGATATTAAGAATTATAAAAAATGTAAAGAAGAATTATTTGACTATTGTGATAAAAATGGATATACTAGTAAAATGATTAAGGAAAAAATTATATACTATATGAATGATTATAGCCCATGTTTTTATGGAATATCTAAAAATAACTATAAAAAAATTAGAAGATTAATGGCTTATAAAATTAAAGAAAAGAAATATATTTATCTATATTCTTTAATTCTAAATAATGATAATAATCCAAAAACGGAAATTAATAGATATTTAGGATGTCTTACGGTAGATGAAAGAAATATATTTTTACTAGATATTGTAAACACCTAAATATCTAAAATTATACTATAATCATATTACTGGGTATGAACCCGCGATATACATAATAATCACCAATAACCTCTTTATATATTAAATAAATAGAGCAATAATAACGAATAAAATTAGTAAAATTATTATCAATAATTAAATTTTTTTCAATATCAGGAAGTACAATTAACGAAGATACAACCAATGGCACAACAATAGCCCACATTTTCATATTATTCCATTTATATTTAATACGCATAGTATATGAAAAAATATATAAATAACATATGACAAAATCGGCAAATTGTGAATAAAACCCTCTTAATATTACATGATACAAATATAAAGGATATATAAGAGTTAAAGAATAAACACGATGATAATGTATAGTTTCACATTTACCTTTGCGTACAAGCGTCATCATGAAAGGGGCTGATTGAATAGCATATAAAGGGGCAAAATTCAAAGAGGCGGCTAGTTCTCCAGAAAATACGGCCATAATAGTTGCACCAAATTGTTTTTTAGCATATTCATTTTTTATTTTTGTTATTTCATATTCAGTTAATTTTTCTGGATATGGCATTGCGTTAGTAGTTCTTTTCTCTTTATCTCCATATTTTTCAGTTATAATACTTGCTATTTTAATACATCCAATAATTATTAGATATTTTATAATACTCTCTAGAATTAAAGCGTATCCTCTATATTCAATTGTTATTAATGCCGAAGATTGTGATGGCCACAATTCTAACAATGTAATTATAGTAAATAATACGTGTCGACAAGAAAATAATATAGAATGAAGTCTAAACTCTTTCCATATCATGGGACTTGTGAAATTTCTCTTTTCAGGTAATGGTATTGTTAAAGAGGCTATCGGTAATAAAGCATGAACTAATACAGAAGAACAAGAAAATATTTTAGATTCAAAAGTAGGAAAAGAAGTTCCATATACAATAGCATAATAAAAACGTAAAATAAAATTTAAAACTGCCAATAATCCTAATGTTTTATGTAAATGATATTTATCATGATTTGTAAAAAGATAAGCCATATCTTCTCTGTATGTGAATATAATTTATAAATATATTTTTATATATTTTTAATTATAAATTATTATAATAAGGAAAATACCTTATAATTAATATATGAATAATCTTTCATAGGACGACAACAATGAAAATCGGTATATAAACCATTTTGTATATTATTTATAATATTTTCGTCGTTATTTATAATATTATTAATTTCATTATAAGATCCTCTACATAATCTTCTATATCCTGTCTTATTTTCATCAAGGCAAATTAGATTATTTGTTCTTAAATTCCAATTCATTACTTTTTCATATAATACTAGTTGGTCAGTACTCCATCCCTCATTTGCGTGACCTTCTTTAATTATAGTATTATTGCTTACATTTAATATATAATTTCTAATATCTTCGATATTATTAATTTTAAAAATATCTCGCCATACTTCATTCGTTGCAATATTATAACACATGGCGATTTGTTTGTATTCAAAACATACATCGCCTCTGTAATAAATAAATTTACTATTATCAAATAGTTCAACATTTTTAGTATAATAAGTTCTATTCATCGGCAACATATCCATATCTGTAATTAATATACCATTCTTATAATTTAATATACAAGGATACAATAATCTTATAAATTGTGATGTAAAACTAGTAAGAACATTATCAATTGGCTTAAATAATATTATATTGTTTTTATATTCTAGAAATTGTTCAGGAATTTCATCGGCTATCAATATAATTTTTACATCTACATTAGGATACAGCCTATTCCACGTTTTAACAAATATAGGTATGAAATCTATATATAAAGGATTTGTATTTACGGAAGTAAGAACACAATCTAATATCATTATTTTATAAATTATTAAATAATCATATATTTATATAATAAAAAATAAAAAATAAATAATATACTATATAATATCACTTTATAAATCTTTTTACGTATCTAATGTAGCCATCGAAGATTGATATTTGTCATCTCTGGAGTGTATTGAAAAGGAACGCTATTTTGAATCTCTATAGCATTACATACATTCCCGTTATTTATGAAAGAATTGTGTAAAGATTCCCATTCTCGGTCATTTAAATCGCAAATATCCATAATATAATCCTTAATGCTATTAAATCCTTGGGTTCTAATCTTCTTATTCAATTGGTAATCTTCAAATATACGCAATAAGATACTGTGTATTATCATTGGACAATTCTTAAAACCAGGCTTCTTAATCCAACAGGTATTCCTGAAATCGGTTGTGGTACAGCAATTACACATTGTAAATGGTATGATATATATTATTACAAAACCTATCATTTTTATATATCTTAAGATATAATTGGAACAAATTGATATATTCTAAAGTATTATATTTTATTATACAGTTTTCATAAAGTCTATAAATCTATTTATTACAAATATCTTTTACACATTATGAGATGTTGTATACTATTATGATATAGGATATTTATTAAAAATTACAATTTTTAACTTCTTCAGCATAATGTTTAAATTTATCTATGAATTGTTCTTTTGTTATAAAGGTCGTTGTTTTATCAGGATTTAAAAATTTGAACCAATCTTTTATTGTTTTAATATCATTAAAGTGTATTTTAGGTTTTATGTATATATATTCATCATTACTTCCCGGTCTTGGTATATTATAAGGAGGTATATAGTTGTGTAATAACATTCCATCATTGAATAACTTATATATATTAACTAACATAGTATTTGTTGTTAAATCTGCTGAACCAGTAGCAAAATATCCAGTTGCCCCAACGTCAGCAGGTACATGACATATTTTATATACTTCTTTTTCTTCACCACCTATCACACGCGATAGATATATATAAATAAATTTTAATATACTTATTCTACCATAAGATGGATGAGTTCCATAATCATCCATATCTACTGTCACTATTTTATGTTTTAATTCTAACTTTGTATCGTTCCCGTGTTTTATAAATACAGGTACTTCTATTTTTGGGTCTATTATTTTCATAACTTTCATAAGTTCATCTATATTTTCTTGCGTATATTTAGTTTTTGTCACAGGATTTATAAAAGACTCCTTATTATTTACACATTTTATTAGATAATTATAGAGTTTAGGAGCATATATACATTCTGTTCTGTAATTCTTTCTATCCGGTGTATATACTTTTAATCTCACCATAAGCTGGAGTTTAGAAAGCGGGTAATTCTCGTCGTCCAATTCTTCATTTGTCAATATATCAATTTTCTCACTACATTTATCAGCAAAGTCTGAAGAATTATAAAGAATATTATTCGCAAAATCTTCTCTCGTCATAGACATTAATTTATTTCCATCAATCAATTGTGTTTCGGCACTTGAAGAAGTTTCTCCAATATGTTTCTTTAATGCTTTATAAGACATATTCTTTACCCTATTATATTCCTCTACGATATGCGATACCTTTGCATATTCTTCTCTAAACTTTGCTACTATGCTGTCTTTTATATATAACGGGTCTATCTCCGCAGCAATAGTATGTTCTTTTCCCCAATGAAGAGTTATTTTAGGTTTTTTTGGAGGTTTTGGAGAACTACCTTCTTTTGTAGTTTCATATAATGTTTGTTTATCTCTGTATTTTTTCAAAGCAGTATCATATTTATCTCTTTCTTTTTTAAAGGCTTTATATTGTTCATCATTTAAATAATTTACATTTTCCTTAGGTTTAAATGTTGTTAAATCAATTAACTGAGAATATTCAGATTTTTTTATTTCAACTAATTGTTTTTCATAAACTTCAAAATATTTGTCAAGAGGGTCATTTATAAAAGTAAATTTTTTATATTCATAATTTTCTATAATTCCTGAGTAGGGATTAAAACATTCGTCTATATCTTTTTCAATCTTTTTGTAATCATTATAATAAGATAATGCTTCTCTAATCCATTCTTTTTCACGCCCTGTGTGATATATTACACTGTGCCATCCCTGATTATCTATTAAATATTGAAGAACAGTTTTTCCAGTAGCCATTTTTTTGGATTCTAAAAAGTTTATAAAACAATAGCCTTGTAAATTGAT